GTTCGAGTCCAGTTCCCGCTACTAAACATAAGGTATTAAAACAGAGTGATTTGCTAGCCATAATCACTCTTTTTTTATGACTAATTTTTACAAAAAATTAACATTCGAATACGCTAGCGAATACGCTAACGAATATCCTATGAGAAACAGAGGTCTATATTCTAAACCAAAAATATACGATGCAAACGGCGATATTACTAAGCGCTGGTACGTTTATTTCTCTTTCCTAAATCCAAAAACTGGAAAAATGGAAAGACAAAACCCTATATATTTTGGAGTAAATAGAAAATTTAAAACTCTTTCTGAACGTAAAGAAGCAATTCGGATATTACGTAATGTTGTAGAAAAAAATTTAGAGAATGGAAATATTAACCCTTATGAAAATACTTATTCTGAAACTCAAATAATTTCCATTGAACAAGCATTTGCTTTGGGGTTGCAAAATGCTCAAAGTATAATGAGTGAAAGCTCTTTTAAAGACTATAAACATAGGCTTTCTTCTTTCGAAAAATGGCTAAATGCTAATACTTTTCAAGGGAGAAGTATTCAATCTATTACGAAAAAAACAATTATTAATTTCCTAAACTATATTTTAGAAAAAACTAGCCCAAAAAACAGAAATAATACCCGTAGCAATTTATCTATTTTTTTCAAATTTTTAGAAGATAATGAATATATTACTGAAAATTTTGTTCCTAAAATCCCAGTAATAAAAGCTAAACCAGAACGAAATAAAACCTATACACAAGCACAACAGGACGAAATTTTTGATTATATTCAAAAAAAAGACCCTCTTTTACTCTTGTTTATTAAATTTGTAAGTTATAATTTCCTTCGTCCAATTGAAGTTTGTCGTTTGCAAGTGAAAAATATAGATTTTTCGGGTAAAAAACTAGTTGTTGATGCCAAAAATAAACTTCAAAAAATAAAAATTATTCCTGAAATTCTTTTTAAAGAAATAGAATATCTAAAAAACAAACCCTCTGAAGCATTTATATTTTCTCCTGAAGGGGCTACCTTGTGGGATACCACAGAAACCAATAAACGAGATTATTGGAGTAAAAGATTTAAGAAAATCAAAAAAGAATTTAATTTAAATGAAGATTACGGTCTGTATTCATTTAGACATACTTTTATAACAAAACTATATAGAGAGCTAAGAAAAGATTTTCCACCCTTTGAAACCAAAAGCCGTTTAATGCTTATTACAGGGCACACCACAATAACAGCATTAGAAAAGTATTTGCGTGATATTGACGCTGAATTACCGGAGGATTACTCAGGGTTATTGATTTAATTCAAAGATTAACAAGTCAAAAAAACATCTTCCCAGTGTTCTGGATTTACTTGAAGGGGTTGTTTTGTAGAAAAATGTATTTCTACTTCTACACCGAAAAGGTGCGCTTGAGGCTCCTCTACAGGATATATTTTTGTTAAATCTTTTTCAAAGGCATTATAAAGAAAATGGTTTTTATCGTTGCTATCCCAACGAATACGGGCAAGAAGCTGTAATGCGATTTGTTCGGCCTGGTCTATTTTTTCCTGTTGAGCTTCAAAATCATCAAACGGAGCATTAGCAAAAATGATGCTAAAAACCATTTTTCGTTTCCCTAAGGTGTTTAGCTCTCCTCCATCAAGCCCTAATTCATAATCATAAATAGCTAAAAAAGGTGATGCTATCCCCGCAAAACTATTTGTTTTTTCAATAATTTCACGTGAAAAATACCCTACATTTTCTTTTATTTCTTTATGATTTTGGGCTAAGTGTGCAAAATATTTTTTAAGTTGTAAATACATTTTTTTAAAAATAAATTCCAGATTTTTTTAAAACGGGTTCTCTTACATCTTGTTTTTTAGAGGCAAAACAAGGAAATTTTTCAGGATTATTTTTTAAAAAATCTAATAATAGAGTTTTATAACTTCCTGCTTTTTGTACAAAATTTACTCGAAGTTCTAACAATTGGCTTTGGTTTATAATTTGATTTTTTTGCCAAGGCAATTGCTCCCATTGTATCACAATTCCTGAAATTGTAAAGGTAAAAGCTTGAGATAATACAGCATCTGCAAGGGTTGAATATGCTATATATTTTTTGAGTAATGCTAAAGCGGTGGTTTCTTTTTTAATATCTGAGAGGGTGCATTCTGAAAGAAAATTTTGTAAAGAAAGCGCCCAAATATCGTCCATTAACGGAATCAATTTCAAGAATATTTCATAAGAATTACCTATCGGATAAATATCTGAAAACTCAGAAGGAGTGCGGAAAAGTGATTTTTGAAGGTCGTTAATAAAAGGTAATTCTAAAACAAGAATTGAATTTTGTAACGATAAAATAGCTACATTTAGTGCCTTGTCTGCTATATTTATAGCATTCAGCCCATAATCTCTAATATCCCACCAAGGCGAGCGCTCTGTTTTATTATCATTATACGTATTAGCTCCCGCTGAAGAAAGATGCATTTTCAGAAATGGGATACTGTATGCAACGGCATAATTTGCCACCGCTTTTTGTATTTGCGAAAAAATAAACGCTTTATTATCCATAGAAAAGGAGGAGTTTTCTAATTTTTCAAGAATAGAATTTCCTACCAAAGGGGTTATTTTTTCTGTAATTGCCGTTTCTATATAAGGTTTTAAAATGTTTATATCCAAGTATTTGGATACATTTATATATTGTTTTATTTCGTCTATGGTTTGAAACATTGTTTTATTTTTTGGCAAAAATAAAAATCCCTTCCTGAACAGGAAAGGACTTTTATTTATTTTCATAACAATATTTTTTCGACTAACAACCAGCCTAGAAAAGTTATTAATAGCATTATAAATTGTTGCCAATAAAAAGTTTTATTAGCTTTATTAAAAGATAAAAAACCTGATAAAAAACCTGATAAACCTAACAAACACACTGTTAAAGGTATATAAGAAAATAATAATCTCCAAATACTTGTTTCTTTTGTAGCTATAAGCCAAGGAAAGGCAAAATAAAACGGAAATAAAGTAAAAATAGCAATGGATATAATTGCCCTATAAATTTTTTTGAAACTTTTCCTTTCTTTATATTTGTATCGTATATTCATATCTACAACATTTGAAAAAGGAATTACAAAAATATCGCAAAGAATTTCTTTAAATTCATTGTTTGTTGAGCTATATCGTTGAACTTGTTCTAAATATAAGTATTCCAATTCTCCTGTGGTAGCATTAAAGCTATAATCTACTAAAATTCCTTTTATCATTTTATTTTTACCATTATCCTGTATCGGAGATAGTGTTAAATCAACCCACTTCATAAGAACTTTTTCATTTGGTCTTGTTATTTCTCCTTCAAAAATATAATGCCATTGATTTGAATAACGCAAGGAATTTATTTTAATATCTAACTTTAGGAAACGAATAATTCTAAAAAATATACTTCCTAATATAGCTGCTATAAAAATAGAAGATATAATATAAATTAAAGAAAAAATAAGTGTATTATTATCTTTATAATAAGTTGGAATATTAAAATAATAAAGGTCTTCAAGGGTCCCATTTATCAAATAATTTTCCTCTATCCAGGGGATGTGTTTTATAGAGAGTAAAGTAATTATTTGAGTGAGAACACCCCAAAAAATACTTGTAACTATTCGCTCGCTCCATTCTCCTTTTACAAATTGTTTTGTAAATTTTCCTGAATAAAAAAACCTTCGGAATACAAGCCCTGGAAACAAAACCAATACTATTAATAAAATAGAACTAAATGCTACTTCTGGAAACATATCATTAATATTATATTAATACAATCATTTTTTCTCCATCAGGAAAATGCAACTCTTCTCTTATGAGCTCTGTTGATTTTTCTTCTTTCCTTTTTTTGTCAGCTCGTTCTACTGCATCAAGAAATATTTTTTTCTTCTCAGGGTCTGATAAAATTTCTCTTCCTTCGTGACTAATTACAGATTCATCACTGATAGAAATAAGCTCTATCATTTTTTTAAAAGAAATCCCTATTTGTTTAATAATTTCTTTCATAATTTTTTCTTATAAAATTACATCGCAAAAGTACAAAAAAAAATACTCTTTTTTAATATTAGTTTCATTTTGTAATTAATTCACAATCACTTGTTGTCCGTTAGGGTTTTTGTCTAATGTTGTTAGGTTGATGTTTGGGAAATTTCCGTAAAGGCTTTCTTGCCACTGGTTCCAATCTCTTATTTTTTCGAATATTTCAAGGGTTCGTAGGCGTTTTATGGGCATTCGGGTTGAAAGTATGGTGTATGCTTCACGTTTGTCGCTTCCGCTTCCTGATAGGTTTTTTCCTCCTGGTATCCCCGCTCCTAACAAACAAGGGTCTACCCCCATCGGGAAGAGTATTTCTGAGTTTCCTGCGCTGGCATCAGGTAAAAAATTCCCATCTTTTATTTTATCGTCTATTGGTAGGACCTCAATTCCTCGTATTAAATTTCCGTTCTGGTCTCTGAAAAAAGGCGACAAAAACGAGCGCCCCGCAGCTTTATTTCCGCTCATATGCTCGTCTATGGCTTTTATAGTTTTTTGGCGTTCTTCTTCTTTTTGGGTGCTAGTCATTTCTTGCCACTCGTTTTGCCCGTATTTATGAGAGAAAAAATCATCGGCAACGTAAATAACAAATTTCAAATTTAATTGATTTTCAAACATATATTTTTTGAAAGTTGGTACAGACAAAACCACATCAACCCAACCATTGGCAAACGAACTATGCCATTTTACTTTTGGATAATTTTTTTCAGTAGTTAGAGTCCTCATTACAGGAATTATGAATTTCCCTATTTTTTTTTCTTTACAATAGGCTTTTAGTGTTTCTACTGAATGAATATCTGAAAAGAAAGGCACTTCAATGGTTAATGCTTCGTCAAAATTGTCGCCAAAACTTGTATTTATATACACTTTGTCTATATATCCGTTTTTTTGAGGCACTCCAAGCCTACAATGTGGTGCCTGAATGCGTTTAATAGAGACTATTTTATCAAAATTTGGACTCAAAAGGTATTCTACAAACGAAATTCCGTAGGTTTCAAAATCTTCTATGATTTCAGACAAAGTAATGTCCCAACGGCAACGCTTGAAAAAAGAATTTATTTCAGGAAAAGATGTACGAAGCCGTTCCCTGGTTGTCGTTCCTGTTTCGGTTTCTATGTCTTCATACAAACGAAAACCAAGCCCGTAATGAGCCGAACAAAGCACCTCCAAACCTCCGATAGCCGCGCCCGTTTTGTTGAGCTTTTCTGTAAATTCTTGCGGGTACAAATTATTATCACCCCAAGCCGAATATTTTTCAGTATCTGAATTGCTTTTCTTTATTTTGGGGTGCGTGAAGCTGTTTTTATCGCCAAAAAGTACAGCCGTTTTTGAAGCTGAAAGTACGTAAAGGTCTGTATCTATTTTTTTCATTATTATGCAATTATGCAACAAAGATAAAACCCAAAAAACAACCCGCAAAGGACGAAAAAAAAGCTCCTCAATAATGAGGAACTTAAAAAAAATATTGAAGAATGTTAATCGTTGTAGTTTTTTTGTAAATGTCCTAAAAAACAATCTGTTTCATCGGGGAAGTTTGTAAAAAAACTTCTGAGCCAAAGGAGTTTAAACGTAATGTTTTTCAATAAATCGACTTGTTCTTTTGTTATGTAGCTTTCAAAAAGCATTTCATCTGTTATTTCAAATAGTTTGCCGTCAAAATCGTGTGTTTCTATATCGTTTTGAATGGAATATAACCAAGCAACTATTTTTTTTGACATAAAAGCGATGGCTTCTTCTTTATTTAGTGTAGTTTCTGTATTCATAATGCGAAAAATTAAAGGGTTGCTAATTGTTTTTCTGAAAGACTTTGCAAAATATCCGTTGCAGAGCGTTTGCCTTTGCAGGCGTTTAAGTAATTGGAATACAGAGAAATAACGGCTTCTTGTAGGTTTTCGTCTTCGGCTTTAAGATTTCCGTACGGGAAATGAAACGTTAAACACCATTTGCCATCATAGAAAGAAAATTGAAAAACGCCCTCGTTGTCATTCATAAATTTGCGAAATAGGTCGCTGGCGAATTCTTCTTTTACTACCTCTAAATAAGGTTTTTTCGGGGTTTTGTTTTGAGATTTGAACATAATATAAAAAAATAAACGGCGTGAGTAGGTGCTGTTCAAACCTCGAAGTTTTCGAAATTTGCTATATATTACTATATAGCGACACCCTCACGCCGTGAGTTATTAATATTTTTAATTTACTTCATTAACAGAAATAAAAATACCTTCAAAGTTTGAACGGTGCAAAGGTACGACATTTTTTTTAATATGCAAGAGAAAAAAGAAAAATTTTAAAGGAAAAATTAATATCTTTGCAAAAAACTACATTTTATGAAAACAGCAATACCTGTAATATCCAATAAAAGAGTATTTTACAGCGCAAAAAAATACCTGAAATACTTAAAAGAAAATATAAACACTATTGAACAAGTACGTATCGTTCCTCCTAAAATAGGAAAAAAAGGCTGGGGATACATTGAAATAGAAACTAAAAATGCATATGGAAACCTCTAACACACCACCAACAATTGATAATAACCTAATTCAACAATTTATTGAGAATCAAATTGCTGAAGGGAAAAATCGTAAAGAAGCTCTTGAGTTAAAAAAGCAACAATTAGTTTTATCGCATCAATATGCTTTACAGCTTTTAGAAACTCAGAAGCAAGATTTAGCAAACCAAAGAACGTACAATCAAAAGGCGCTTTCCAAAAATATAATATTAATATTTGGTATTCTTATATTATTATTATTATTTGGTGGTTTTTGTTTATGGATAGGAAAAGATGAAATTTTAAAAGAAATTTTTAAAATGTTAATGGTAGCCTTGCCAACAGCGCTCGGCGGATATTTCTACGGATATAATAAAGGTAAAAAAACACAAGACACCCTTTATGAACAAGAAGACCCCGAAGAATAATTCAAACTTAAAAATTTAAGAAAGGATAAATAAAAAAAGCCCTCGTATTGAGGGCTAAAAAAGTTTATTATATTATTTATCTAAACTTTTAAGGTAATAGTAAAACATATTTTTAACAATATTACTCATTGGGCGTGTACCATTGACCCACGCAGAGAGGTTAGACATTTCTAAGCCTGTGGCTGTGTTAATGTCTTTGATGCGTATTTGTCGCTTGTTTAGTTCTGCTTTAAGATATTCAGGGGTGATAATTTCTGCACTTGTTTCAGTGTAAGGCTTTGCATCTACGTGAATAGTAAATCCGTCAAAAAATTTACTAAAAAGTTCTTTGCCTTTTTCGTGTAATTCTTTTTCTGTACGATAATTTTCATTATCTGGTTTTTTCTCCTGCCTAACCTTCACAATAAGTTTTTTCTCTGTTTCATCAAAGGCAATTACTTTAAAAACAATCCTTGCATAACGCCTATACATCAAAGCAAATTGCTCTATTTGATAACTTTTTTCTTCTCCAAGAAAAGACTCAATTTTGTGTATGTTTTTTATAATATTTTCCATAAATGAATATATTGTAAGGGGCTTATTCAGCCCCTTTGTTTCTAAATGAGAGGTTTTAGTGTTTCTGTTTCTAAATTAAAAATAGCTAATTGCTCATTTTCTATTCCTAACTTAGTGGCTTCTTCTTCATCTTCGACTATTTTAATAGCATCAAAATAGAAGTTTTTACTTTCATTGTCTAACCAACCTCCTACGAATGTAGAATTTTTAATGGCAAAGTCAATTACTTTTTTTAAACCCTCTTCACCAAAGCTGTTTTGTGTTTCTTTAAAAGCTACTGCCCAGCCTTTTTTCTGAGAGGTAAAATCTACGATAGAAATCGTAAAACCTGTTTCGTGTTGTTTTGCTACTTGCAAAACTTTTTCAAAAATATTTTTCATAAAGAACTTTTTTAAACAGAAGTTATCTGCGATTAATTACACTGCAAAGATATAACAATATTTTGTAAATAACAAACTTTTGTAAATATTTTTTCAATAAAAAAACGTTAAAATTTTTCATAAAAAAAAGCCCTCAATACGAGGGCTTCGGGTGTTAAAAAATCATTCAGTTAAAATGGTTTTACTGAATATTGTTTGCCGCTCTTCTTATGCGGTCTGCTATATCGTAAAGCGCGCCTTGTAGTTGTTGTTTTTCAGCTTCTGTAAATCCTCCTTCTCCTCCGTTTCCATCTCTTCCGTGTAGTTTGTTATATATCCAAGAAGAAGATTTACCAAAATAATCCTTAGATAATCTCCCCCACGAAACATCTATAACAATTTCATCAAGTTGTTGCATCATTGTTATTTTTTGTTTTTTTTCTGTTATTGTTTCCATAAATAAATATTTTTAAAAGCCCTCGTGTTGAGGGCTTTTGGGTGTAATAAAAATAAATTCATTAAAGAATTTTAATTTAATCCGTATGCAGTACGGCGTATGCGTTCTGAGAGGTCAAAAAGTGCCCCACGTAAGGTTTCTATTTCTTCTTTGGTAAATCCTCCTTCTCCTCCATTAAATCCCTTGTTGTTCATTTTTTTTGATAGCCAGGAACGGCTTTTTCCGAAATATTGTTCTGATATTTGCCCCCACGAAACTTCAACTATAATATCTGAAACTTGTTCTTTTACAACAGAGCTTTTTACTTGGTCTTGTGTTACTATTTCCATAAAATTATTTTTTTAAGCCTCTTTTTACAGAGGCTTTGGGTTAATTATTATTTTCTTCTTCCTCTTCCTGGTACTGAATATCCATTAATTCATCAACTACCATTTGAATTTCTTCTTCAAGCATTCTAGCTCCATTTGGGTAGGCTTTTCTGTAATTTCTAAGAAGAGTAATGAGTTCCCATTCTTTACTAGTGATTTCTTTAATCATCTGAATTTTATTTTTATTACGTTGCAAAGATAATCAATTATTTTTGATTATTCAAATTTTTAAAGACTTTTTTTGCTATATAAAATGTTAAAATTACTCTTCTACTTCTTCATAATCAACATCATTTGCTGAGAGGTCGTTAAAGTCGACAACACCAGTACTGAGGGCTTCTCTAAGTATTTTGAAGCTTTTTCTACTCATTTTTATATGATATTCGTGCGCTGTAATTTTGTCAAAATTGATTTCTTTTTCTTCTTTATCAAAATTAAACAAAGATTTGTACGAGTCCAAAGCTTTTCGGGCTTGTTCAAGGTTTTGGGCTTTTAGAGCTGTTAGGTGAAGTTGCCAATAACATTCAGCTAGCACGTTTCGTTCTGCGTTTAGGTCTGTTTTGTCTAATTCTCCAAAAATTTGCATAGCCCAGTTATAGTCTCTGTAAGCGGTGGACTGGCTCACGTTCATTTCTCGCATATGAATTTGTAGTGCCTGGTATTTAGAATATTTATTGGAAAGACGCAAAGAATGCACGTGCCGAAGTCGTTTTTTTACAACTTCTTCGGCAGGTGTCAGCTCAAATGAATCGTCAATAAAAGAAGCTGAAATACGTTGGTAAAATCCTTCTTTATCAAATTTTGTAATTTCCATATTTTTTTAAGGTCTAATAATCATTATTTGAGGCTATTCTTAGGAATTCAACAACAAAGCTAAATAGATTTTTAGTATTATCAAAAGACAAGGGCTTTTGTGTAATAGGTATTACTTTTTCCCATTTGTCTTGTATTTTCAAGAAACATAACGGCGATTTTATCAATTCCCAAAGTAATTCTACTTCATTAGGAAATATCCAACCTGTATTGAGTTTGTATATTCGTTTTTCTTTTACAAAGGCTTTAAATTCTTCCCCTTTAAAGACATTTTCGGATAACTGATGTTCAAAATTTATGCTTTGTTCGTATTCTCCAGAAAAAGCAAACCAATCGGGACAAAAATTTTGATTTTGAAAAATTGCAGTAATAGGGGGGTGGTTGGGTTCTGGTTTTGGTTCTAAGTGCAAATTTTCTTTTGAAATAATGTTAGTAGCGCCATAAGTTTGGTTGGCTACAGCTCGTTTAAAATAAAAATTTGCTACTCCCAACGGGTCTTTTATATTGCTCAAATCGGTTAGGTTTGATGCTATTTGCCCTAAATGTTTGCTTTTTACATCTTTTGTTAAAGCGCTTACAGATATGAAAGCATCAGTATAAGTGCTTCTAAGAGTAGCATTGGTAAGAAACGGAAACGCTTTAGGCTTTTTTCCTGCCAAGAAAAACAAATCAGAAAAAGAGTGTGTAGCTAAAACTTCTCCTTTGAAATTCTTTTCTTCAATAGTTAGAGCTACTCGGGTTGCTTTAAAAATTTCTTTGGGTTGTAATAGTTTTTGTTCACTAACATTTAGCACTTCAAGGCTTGGTATATTCTGAAAAAAGTCTTGTACTTCTGCGCCAATATCCAAATGTACTTCATCTTTGAAAAATACATAATCATAAACTTGTGTATTCTGGTATTTTCTTCCGTACCCCTCAAAATACATAGTTATTTTTGCTTGTACAAACTCACTTCCATTATGTTTTTTTCGTAAAGAAATTATATTTTTATCCAAACAAAAATAAATATCTTTTATCTCTAAATTTACATCTTGTAAAACATTTAGCTCTACTGAAATAATTTGAGAAGTCCCCGCAGAAGAAGTTATTTTTATAAATCCTTTATGAAGTCCAATTCGAAATTTTTCAGAGTTTTTTGTACGAAAACCAATATTTATTTTAGAGCGGTTTTCTTCATTTTTTTCGGTTATTTCTAAAAAATCTGAATGGGTTATGGTGAATTCTAATCGGTTCGGATTATGAATAATAAAAGAAGCATTTTTTATTTCTTTTTTTTCTCTAAATACTTCAAAATTAAATTCTTTTTTATCAACACTAAATCTAGTATTGTCATTGATAACATTTAGTTTTATTGTGAAATATTGACTTTCTCTTTGTATCAAACATTCATTTTTCTCTTTTATAATGGTTTGATTTTTAGTCAAGTCAATACCTAATTTTTTAGCTTCTTCTTTGTAGTTGTGAGATAAAGCAAACCGGATAAATATTTTATTAACTTTTTCATAAAAAGAAATGCTAAACATTCCCATTTGATAAGTTTCATTAGGGTCTGTTAGTACTTCTTTTCCCTTAGAAGCGTCAAATAAATGACTAAAAACTACATAGTCATTATGGTTGAAAAAAGATATTTCTGTATCTCCTATTAGTTCTCCTGTGCTGTTGTTTAGTGTTATATTCAAAACAGGTTCAACCTTTGGAGTACTTTTAGGAGCGTTGTTTTTTATTTTTGTTATAGAAATTGGTATTTCACGAGTTTCAAGAGTAGCTATTTTAGCACCAACTTCACCATATTGAGGATAAACATTTTTAATATCTACTTTTAGTGTAATATGTGTTTTTACACCTTCATCAGGAATATTTTTAAAATCTTTAAATCTTATTTGGAAGTTAAAATTTCGTTTTTCTTCGTTATCGAAAATAATTTGGTCTAACCTTTTACCAGGGGCAACCAATTCTATAAATTCATTTTCTTTAAAATCAATTGAGCATTCATACTCTACCTTTTTATATGTATATTCCTTATATTTTTCTAAAAGAAGTAATTCAGGAAAAACAACTGAAATATTTTGTGCTTGTGGAATGGGTGTTCCTACTTGCCATTGTATATCGATAGAAGTAGGAGACAAATCCCAGTCTATGATTTCTGTTTCTTCATACCAGCAAATTACTCTGTCATCGTCTCGTATATAGTCCCAATTATCTGAGTTGCAAACATGTTTTTGATAGGTCCTAGCCATAGTAATAAATTTAATTTTCTAAAATTTTTCGTATTTGTAGCACTATTTCTTCTCCTCGTATTTTTGGTAGTTCTTGTGAAATAAAATCAATAACTCCGCTTTTTGTTATTGCTGTATCAATAAAAGGTTGTGCTTTCATTCCTTTTTTGTAATAGTGTGTATGAAACAAATAAGTTGTTGTTCTTGGCTTTTTACGGGTCCGTTCTGAGTGTTTTCGTAAAGTTTTTGGTTTTATCCCGAAATGTTGTATAAACCCGTGCCGTACCAATACAATTGCGATTCCTCGTAGGTATTTTTGTTTATTTCCATCCATACGTTTAGAGGTTTTCATTTTGGCTTTTGCTTGTACATCTTTTATTTTTTTTCCTGAGTGTTGTATATGTGAAGCAAACCTACTTGTTTGGTTTTTTAAAGCACTTTCTAACATTGCAGCTGCTTTTTTTCCTAATTGTTTTTCATCCATATTTAATAATTTACAGCGGTTATTTCTACTTGGTAATTTTTGTTATCTAAGGTGTTTTTTACCAAAGATTTTATATAAAAACGTTGCCCGTAAGCATATAAAATATCTCTTATTTGGAAGTGTCTAAACTGATTTTTATTTGTTATAAAACTCCACGAAACCTCATTCGAAGCTATTCGCATTTTGTACCAATCTTTCCAAAAAGTACTAACAAAAGGAGGCATTAAACGTTTTTTTTCAAGGGCAAAATTATCATAGTTTATAACGCCTTCATACCAAATCAAGCCTAGTGTTTGGCTGTCATTTTTTCGAGGGTATGGCACCCGTTCTCCGTGAAATAAAGCCAATGGTAATTGATAGCCTTTGATTTGTATTTGAGTACTATTTTTGGGCGCTTCTTGTGAGAGTTGTACTCCGTTTTCATCAATAAAAATAGACGGATAATTATATTTTTTATCATCCATTTCAGGGAAAGAAATCCAATATGAGCGTTTATCAAGGAACGTTTTTTTAGGTTTTTCTACTGCAAAAGGTTGAAAATCTTTCATTTCTAATCGTTCATCTATTTGTATACGGTTCATATACAAATATTTATCTTTGATAAACATATCATAGTTTTTCCAGTTTTTGATAGTTTTTACCAAGTCCCCAAAAGTCATATCAGGAACGGCTTTTTTAAGATTTATTTCATTTAGGTTGAATATTTTTTCTATTACATTTCCGTTTACATCATGTTCTGTAACAATGTTTAATTGAAATTTAAAAGGAGATTGTAAAGCCCCATTACTTTCTATTTGTAATTTATGAGCCTCGCTGTCTTCTATGTTAATAAGTTGAGTAAAACTGATAGTTTGGTCTTCGGTTACTTGTACTTCACGAATAACAATAGAGTCTAATTTTACACGAAGAATAAATTTTTCACCCTTTGGAAAAATAGGCAAATTATCACAAACCAAACGCCAAGTACCAGGTACTGAAAGTGTCTCTGTTATAGTTAAAATACCAAATTTATTTCCTCTTTCCACAGCTCGTTCTTGGAAATCTCCTCCTTCTGCTTGTAGTGTTTTTTCTTCTTGTCCTGAACTAGAAAAATAATCAATCCCAGAGTAAATAACTTGTTGTGCAAAATCTTCATCTGTGAGTATATCTCCTGCTAATTCTAATCCTGCATCAGCAAACCCCGTTTTTAACACATACAAAAGGTATGGCATCGGGTGTATGATGTTTCTGTTTACCAGGTTGTTTATCCCTGCTGATTCATTATTATTAGTGAATTCGTTTTTATCTCTATAATTTAAAAAACCTCGAAATTCCTCCCAATGATTATCCGTTTTTCCGTTATTTTTCTTAGTATATGCTACTCTTGGAAAATTGTAATTTACTTGAGGATATTTCAATCTAAAAATTTCATTTGCGTGGTCATAAATATTAGGAACGGAAAATTTCAACAAAGGTAAATCACATAGTTTTTTATCAAAATTAGGTAACTCTTCAAATCCTGAATCTATTTGCGCTTGTACGATATTCCCTTCCACTGAAAGTATTTCTAATACTCCTTTTCGGGCTTTCCCATCTAATAGATGTATTCCAGTATGTTTTTTTTGTAAATTACTAATATTTAAACCTGTATAATTTCCTACTTGCATTCGTATATCTGCATCCAATGAAAATTCAAAGGGCAATGAAAATTGTGTAAAAAATGTATCTTTAAACCTTGGGTTTTCTTCTTGGTAGGATATAGATAATTTACTTAAATCCAATACAAATTCTGATGTAACAAAACAATCTATCATAAGAGTTCGTTAAAAATATCTAAAAAATCATACAATTTAGTTTGGTTGCATTCGTGTAAATTTCCTAATGGTTGCTTTTCGTGCAAAGCCATTTCAAGGATTAATTTTGAAAACGGAATATATTTATTTGTTTTGGTAAAAACAGGCTTTTCTCCTTCGTTTTTTAGGCTTTTAGGTTGAAATATTTTAGGATATTTATTCACGATATATTGACGGGTACATAAATAAGCAAAGCATATTTCAGCTCTTTTTTTTGGTGAAATAGCATCTGTTATTTCTGCTATTTTAGGCAAAAAAGCACTGTCAAACGTTGTGTTTTTTTGTTTATACAAAACAGCTACTAGTTGTTGTGCATAAATTTCTGGCATCTTTTGCGTTTTCCATTGGTAAAAAATAGCATCAGAAACAGAAAATTGTTTAATAGAAATATCTGATAAACGAGGGGCTGGCGCTTGCAAAGTATCTGAAATTTCAGGAAATACAAATAAATCTACGGAATTATATACAAAATTTGCAAATTTAGACAAATCAGAAACAGAAACTTGATTAAAAATAGTCTTTGCTTTTCTTTTTTCAGCTTTTGAATTGTTTTTTCTTATTAAAATATCCAATATTTTTATAAATTTCTGTTCGAAATATTCATTATCTTGTAATAATAAAAAGCATATTTCTTCTTTTTGCCAAGAATTAAGCTCTGAAAAGGACGAAGGTATTTGTATTTCCATAAAATTATTTTCTCTTCAAAATAAAATAACTACTAACAAGACTAAATATTATCGCAAAAACAATTTTTGTCCACCCTGTTTTTACTTCTTTTTCTTTTATTTTTTGGGTTTTACTGGTTTGTATTAGCTGATTTTCTGTTATAGAAACCTGTTTTTTTTCTGAGACAAAGTGTAAAGTATCTTTTTTTTCTTCTCGTTTGGATAGCTTTTTCTTAACTTTTACTTTTCCATTTTTGACCTTTATAGTTTCTTTATTCTCCTCTTTTTGATGCTCAAAAATTAGTTCTTTGCTGTTACCTAAACTGTCTTTTTCGGTTTCAAGTTCCAATTCAAAATTTTGAAGATTTTCAAGATTTAAAATATTTACATTTTGCCGTTTTTCTGTTACAAATAGGCTATCTGTATTTTTTATTACTTGTTGGGTTTGTTGTTCGTTTTGCTCAAAGGTTCTTATTTTTTTGCTTCGACAACCAAACAACAGGAATATAAGTAACCCTAAAAAATATAATTTACTCTTCATTTCGTTCTGTATTTGGGGTGTTTTGTGTTTCTTTTTTGTTACTTTCTTGGCTTTTATGCATATATTCTGAAAAAACCTCTGCCATTTTTACAAAATCATCTTTATTAGCTATAATTTTTCCTATCATTTGCCCTGCATCATCCATTCTAACTTTATCTTCTGCCTTTTCATAAATACTTTTTACCTCAATACAGCAAAGCACAAAAGCACCTCCTAATGTTATAAACGGGAAAAACCATATATGATGGTCATAATATTGCTCCAAATACCAAATAACAGACATTTGCATAGCATCTATAATTGTTAAAGCAATTAATAAGTTGTAATATTGAGCAGCTTTGCTAACGGATCGTCTATAATCGTATGAAGTTCGCTTTTTTCCAATACTTTTGGCTTTACGTGTTCCGCTCCAAAGGTCTGCAAATATCATTATCATCACTAAAATATAAATTCCGAAAAGGATAAAAAGGCTAGTAAATATTTTTTCCATTTAAATTAAGTTTATAAGTTTTTATATTCTACTTGGGCATTGA